CAGGAGTCCAGTTCTGTCTTACGACATCAAAGAATCCATCTTGCGGAATCTCATCCATATCAAGGGAAAGACACATATCAACATTAGCAGGTAGCAAAGCAAGAGCAGCGTTACGTGCATCATCAAACCTGAACGGTTGAACCGATATTTGATGAACGATAACATTTGGTGCCCCTTGTAGTAACTGAACTGTTTTATCTGTTGAACCAGTATCAGCAACCAGTCTTACATCAGCATCTTTGGTTGCTTCCAACCAACGCATAACGTGCTTCTCTTCATTCAATGCAATTGCGTAAACTGCTATTTTCATAAGTGTCCCAACCTATGTTTTGATTATGTAAAAACCAAATCCGTCTGTTATTCTGTAACCCATTTTAGGTACATTAAATGTTGTTGTAGTATCACCAGCACCAAACTGTGTACCAATAACGCCAAACAATGTTGAATATGTTGTACGAGAAACTGCTGCACCATCACACAACAAATATCCTGAAGGTGGTGTAACAGACCAGTTTTTAATTATTGCACCAGTATCAGCAACACCAGTAGGTCCCGTTGCTCCAATTGCTCCCGTTGCACCAGTAGGTCCTGTAGGTCCTGTAGCCCCAGTTGCACCTGTTTCTCCAGTAGCACCAGTAGGTCCTATTAAACCTTGTTCACCTTGTGGACCAGTGGCACCTGTACTACCAGTTGGACCAGTTGGTCCAATAGAACCAGTATCACCAGTTGGACCTGTAGCCCCAGTTTCACCTTGTATACCTTGAGGACCTGTTGGACCTGTTTCACCAGTAGCACCAGTTACTCCTTGGATTCCTTGGTCGCCTTGGATACCTTGTGGTCCTGTTGCCCCTGTGGGTCCAGTTGCTCCTGTATCGCCTGTAATACCTTGGGAGCCAGTAGCCCCTGTCGGACCAGTAGGTCCAACATCACCTTGCGCACCTGTGGGTCCTGTGCTTCCAGTAGCACCTGTTGAGCCAGTTTCACCTGTTGCTCCAGTAACCCCTGTAGCACCTGTTTGTCCTGTTGCACCTGTAACACCTGTTTCTCCTGTGGCTCCTGTAGGACCTGTTATAGAGTCACCAGTAGGTCCTGTAGGACCAATATCACCTGTAGGACCAATCGGACCAGTATCACCTGTGGCACCTGTTATAGCAGGACCAGTAGGACCTATAGGACCAGCAATACCTTGTGGACCAATAGGTCCCTGCTGATTAGAAATTTCAACAACAATTGGTTCTTCATCAGAAAACTGTATAGTTGTATTAGTAGGAGAAGTTATTTCAACAACAATATTAGGTGACTCAGTAATCTCAACAACGGTTGACATTAATTAGTTACCTCTTGTCTAACAACAAATCTTCCTTGCAAAATTCTGGTAACAGTACCAGCATTGTCTTCAAATTCTAAATCGTAATCAAATCTTCCAGGTGGTAAATCTGCAGTATCAGTAGCAGAAATTAATAAAGTCACCTGCCCACCACTAAAACTAATACGATTATTTTCAGTAGTTAATTCTACAAGAGCAGTAGTTGCTGAAGGAAACTCTTTAACTTTCATTCTGGCTGTATAATCAGATAAAGTCCAAGGAACACCATCAGTTGATATATTAAAAATTAATTGAAAGGTGGCACCCTGGTCACAGACCATATTGTATCTACCTGACATTATTTTCCTTTTCTTGAAACAGCAGCGTTATCTACTAGATTCGGATACTTCCTACCAGCAGCCTTAGCACGAGCCTTAGCACTTTTAATCTGTGCAGGAGATAATTTCTTAGAAGTTTTCTTAGGGTTCTTCTTATCCCAAAATGCTTTCTTCTTCACCACTTCACCTTATTCGCCCAGTACGCTGCAGACATTTTGCCCTTAGCAATATTCTTTGCATGACGTGCTTTAAAACTTGCTTGACGTTTAGTTGGTGTTCTGTCCCCAGTAACACCTTGTTGTCCAAAGCGGATTGTCTTAACCTGTGAACCAGACTTAGCAACAACAACGTGTGACTTAGTTGGGTGGCTTGGAGTCCGCTTTGGTCTATTGAAACCAGAGACTCCTGCACGTTTCAAACGTGAGTCTTTTGGTTTCATAATTATTTCTTAGGTTTCCTAGGCACTGCTTTTTGGGCAGGAGACGCAGGAATCTTGCCATCTGGCATTGGCATTGGATTAATACCATTAGGCATCATCGGAACTTTAGTGCCATTGCCATGATTATATTTAGGATAATTACATCCACAAGATGCACACATTATTTTTTCTTCTTTCCTTTAACTTTTTTTAAATTAGGGTTTGCTTTCTTAGCAGCAGGTGAAGCCTTACGTGCACCAGCAGCAAGAATTGCGCCAGCAGATTTCATACTCACACCTTGTTTCTTAGCAATACCCTTTTGGGCAGCCTTAAAACCCATACCCTTTTTAGCCTTCATTATTTTTTCTTTCCCATTTTCTTTACCTTAGCCATAGGTTTTTTCTTCATATCTGTTTTTTTCATATCCATCATTTTCTTACCTTTAGCCATTTTTTTACCGTACATTAGTTACACTCCATATGCTTGACCTGTTTTGTTTGATATATCTATTGCCTTACGTATCTTCGCTGTGCTAGTACCATCAGGTTGAATACCCTGAGACCTAGCCGTACGATATAACGCAAGTTCTTTATCCCATTTTTTCGCTGACATGCCCAGCCTGGAGTTTGCTTCACCAGGATTCAAATCCAATGTTGACGCTTTACAACCAAAGCAACCTTCAACATATTCTGGATGTGTTAATCTTCTATGTAAACTCATTTAGTCCCCAATGCTTTTTCAATTCTATCAATGGCATCTTTAACAGATGTACCACCATTATTACTTAACTCACCGTCAAGTCTGTTAAGTCTTTCCATAACACCAGGAACAGAATCTCTACCTGGACCACCAGGCTCGCCTTCCCAATCGCGGCGAAATCTTTCCAACCATTCCATCATAGAACGAATCCTTTTCACCGATGGTGCAATCACAAAATATACAGAAGCAATCGCGCTTGCAGTTGCGCCTGCTATCAAAACGTTTTCTATCATCCTTCAAAGTTACTCTCAGTAATGCCGATATTTGCTGCAATGAGTGCAGACTTTTGATTTTCGGTAACTTCATACTCGTGTCCCCCAGCGTAATATTCTGAAGATGCTTCTATTTGGTCAGTAGTAGGAACTCTAAACCTTTTATAAGTAGAACCAATTTTTAAAACACTAATCCCACGTAACAATTTATAACGATAAAATAAACCAAAACCTGCTGGTCCTTCATTAACTGTTGGTGGAAAAAATGTTGGCAATTTACTCTCCTAATAAGTAAAGCCCCCAGTTTCCCAGGGGCTTTAATTTGTTTGAATCTAATTAAGCAACGTTAATGCTTGAAGATGATTCAATTCTGTATAGTGCTTCTTCACGATAACGTTTGAAGCCTAATACTCCGTACCAACCAATTGGGCGCAAGCGCATCAATTTGTCAGTAACGTTTCCAATCACTACATGTGGTTCTTCAGCAACTGCTTCCGCAAGTGCTTGTTGACCGCAAACTAGTGTACGGAATACACGTGCACTTGAACCACCATCGGTGGCGTTGTACAAGCGTGGTGATTCTACGAAGTATGCACCTTCGTATGTACCAATTTCTCCTGCCCAAATTTCGGCATTTGCTTGGTACTCGTGAGGCAATCTCCAAGAGGCTGAGCCTGATTCTGCACGAAGGTCGTGTGAAACTTCTGGATGTATTCCAACCCAGTATAGGCTTCCTTTACGAGCGACTGCTTTTCCTGCACGCAATTTTGCAACAGCAAGACGGATGTCTGCTGATTTCAAAGTGTGTCCACCAGTAACGTTTGTTGTTGCTGTTGCACGAGCACCTGAAGCGTTGCTTGCGTAGATTACGTTTGTTCCACCACGAAGTTCTGTTTGAACAATTTCGTCGATAGAATCAGCCATGTTGAACGCAACAATGTTTGCAATTGCTGGGTCAACATCTGCTAATGAAAACAGTTGCAGTTTACGTGTGGTAAGAACTGCGTTACCGTATTCGTTAAGAGTTACGGTTACAGCAGTTGGTGTACCAATCGCTACTGAATCTGGGTCAACTTGCTCTGACAGAGCAGTTGTTGCCTTGGACATATCGTTGTAGATTTGAAATACAACGGATGAACCAGGCATTGATTGTCTCGCTGGGCGTTTATCTGCCACTGAACGTAGTAATGGTTGAGAGCGAAGTGCGAACTCAACAAGACGGTCGTATGCTTTTTGTACGAGACCTGCACCATTGGATGGTGTAAAGGCTCCTACGTTGTCAGAACTTGCATATTGACCGCCACCAAGACCACCGTTAGTTGTAGCAGTACCACCAGAGAGCGCGGTATATACATTTGTCATTTCGGTTTATTTCCTTAGTTAGTAGTTATTACGATTGTGCTCCATTAATCATGTTAATGATATCTTCGGCACTTGTTGCTTGGTCGATGCGTAGGAAATCGTCAACCCCACCTGCTGAAATTTGAGAGTTAGCAGCAATAGCATCTATTTGACGTAAGGTAGCAATGTCAGGAGTTACCTCTTGCTTTTGTACCTGTAGCCCAAATACTTCTGCATTCTCTGTAACCCAGTTATCTATTGCTTCAGGAGAAGCATCTAAATCTGCTGGAATAAAGTTCGCAATCTTAGGATTAAGATTTCTTTCCGCTAGGACTGACTTGATAGAATTAGTCCTTTGAGAAGACTTAATGGAAGATAATTCATCCATTAATTCTTTCAACTGTTTGTCTTTCTTTTTAGTGGCTTTTCTTAGTTGTGAAACTAAATCGCCACCAGTTTCTTCGGACTCTAACTCTTCGTCGTCGAAGTCCTGATATACATTGCTCATCGCAATATCTCCCATCGTTGTAGTTTCGCAAGCCACACTCATATTTGGGGTAATATAAATGGCTCTTGCTCCCAGTCTTTGAACTCACCACAGGGCTGGTCGGTCTGTGTGTGGCTTAAATGGTACCTGCTGTACCTCGTGAAAGAGACACTTGAGAAGTTCCGCTTCTACCAGCAAACGCTGCTTGCTCTGTTTGCTCAAGTCTCTTTCGTCTCTGTGAAGCCAAACCTTGGAACTGTTCTGCTTCTAACTCTGTTTGAATATCAGTAACATCTTGTTGATAAATGCTACCAAGTTTACTTAACGCTGTTTGTTGTTCAGCAATTCTTGAATAACCTGCACGTGCAATAGTTCTTGTAAGACCCATTTGTTCTAACTCAGCAGCACGACCAACAGTTAACCCACCTAAGCCTGCACGAGCAGCCTCAGAACTAATCTCAGCCTGAGATACACGACGCTTCAAAGATGAAGCCATATCCTCTGGGCTCTTACCAGTTAGTAACGATTTAGCAAAATCAGCCTCAGTTAACGTTGGGAAATAAGTTGCCAACTGTTCTTTAAGAACACTGTCAGCATTTCTAATTTTGTCATACACGTTTTCTACACGGTCTTTAAGTTCAATAGCAGAAACATCCCCACCAACTAATTCAGAGAAAGTTTCTTGCGAAGCCAAATCAGCAAGACCATACCTGTTTAATACTTCTTGGTATTCTTGTTCAGCCTTAATATATTGGGCAGGTGTTAAAGGTTGTGCTTTTCTACCAGCAGCAATATCTGAAGCATAATTTTGTTTATA